GTAGGCTACAGGTTCGAGTCCTGTCGGGGTCGCATCGGAGTCCTCAAATGCTAAATAGACCGTAAACCCTATTACATTTGAGGACTCCCTATATGTTTTATACGATTTATAAGATCACAAACAAAGTGAATGGTAAGTATTACATAGGTAAGCACCAGACTGAAAACCTTAATGACGGTTATATGGGTTCAGGAAAAATACTTAAACGATCAATCTATAAACATGGCATAGAAAACTTTACAAAAGAGATACTTCATATCTTCGACAATGAAGAAGAAATGAACCTTAAAGAAAAAGAACTTGTAGTAGTATCAGAAGAAACATATAACCTTAATGAAGGTGGCCATGGCGGATTTGGATTTATCAATTCTCAGAAACTAAACAACAAAGGTAAAGATACAAAAACCTTTGAAAAGATTTCGAGAAAACTTTCCACATATCGTAAGAAAATATGTGAAGTAAATGATGAGGAAAGGTTGTTGATGAAGCAGATTTCTTTAAAGGGTATCGAAACCATTAAAGGAAGATATCCAGAAGGAACTTGGAAAGGCAGAAAACATAAACTTGAAACCATAGAACAAATGAAACTTTCCGCAGTAGGAAAGCAAGTTGGTGAAAAGAATAGTCAATATGGTACTTGTTGGATCACTAACGGCACAGAAAACAAAAAGATAAAAAAGGAAGAACTTGACAAATGGACTTCCTTAGGTTCGAGTCCTCCCGGGACCGCCATTTCATGGGGGATGGTGTTGGTACACAGGGAGGCCTTATAAGCCTTTCAGCGCCCGATTAGCGTTCTCGACTCGGTTCGAATCCGGGATCCCCTACCAACAAAGGAGAGTATAAAATGTTTAACTTGACAGACGAAACGAGAAATGCTATTATTGTCATCCTTCGGGATAAGTTCGGACTAACACAGACGGACGATGAAATAAATTCCGTCATCGATGACATTGTGACAACTGTTAAGGCCCAGTTTGGAATGTAAACAGTCTACAAAGTCAATAGATTAAGGGTGCGTCATTTTGTCGCAAAAAAAGTGGTTGACTTTGTGTTTCGGCGCCTATATAGTATGCAACTGTTGAATGAGACGAGACATGAAAGAGGAAAACACTAAGCGAGATTACTTTTGGATAGTAGAGGCATCCGACCGTAACGGTCGGGTAAACTATCGTAAAGAGTACCACGATAAAGATGGCTCGGCATTCCGAGATTATACTCGTTTGAAAGCGCATGGCACCGTGTCCATACAGCGTAAGTATAAGGAGTATAAAAACGCTGTTTGACAATCGAATATGGTTATAGTAACTGGTCTGCGGGTCGGGTGGTAAGGCACAGGACTGCAAATCCTTGAGGACTCGGTTCAATTCCGAGGCAGACCTCCATTTACTATTAGAAAGGTACAGGCTCGTGCGGGCAAGGATCCGATAAAACTGATGCCCAAACCTTGTATCTCCAATCGTGGCTCTGATTGCAAGCATCCACGACCGAGATATAGTAAACCTGTATCTTTCTAATAGTAATATTCGGCGGTAGCACTCTAGGTGAGTGCGCTCGGCTGTTAACCGAGAATGAGGTTGGTTCGAATCCAACCCGCCGAGCCAATACGGCCCCTTCGTCTATCGGTTAGGACACGAGACTTTCAATCTTGTAAGAGGAGTTCGATTCTCCTAGGGGTCACCAATTATATGGACCGTTAGCTGAGTTGGTTTTAGCAGGAGACTCTTAATCTCTTGACGGGGGTTCGAATCCCTCACGGTCTACCAATATGGACTCATAGCACAATAGGTAGTGCGCTGGCCTTTTAACCCATGCGGTCTCGGTTCAAATCCGAGTGAGTCCTCCATTTGCGGGTATAGTATAAAGGTATTATGTCACGTTGCCAACGTGAAGAAGGTGGGTCAGTACCACCTATCCGCTCCAAACTTAGACCTTGTAGCAATAAAGGTCCAGTGGGTTGAGAGACCCATCTACGATAACAAGTTCGGGAGTGTCGGACTGCGGACGTGGTTTGAACAATCATGCGCCGAGACGATCAGAGCCGAATAGTTATCGTCAGTTTATCTCCACGTATCCGCCGGCGCTACGAACGTCGAGTAAGGTAACTGGAACGAAAATGCAGGTTCGACTCCTGCCGTGGAGGCCAGTTTAGTGGTGCCTATCGTTTATTGATTTAGGGCCGATAGGTTAAATGGGAGCATGTGTCAACAGCCACTAATATATAATGCTGGTAGGTCGGCAAGATGTCGAGGAGTCCTCATAAGGCTTTAAAGGTTGGTTTGATTCCAACTATCAGCACCAAGAGTTATTGCGGTCAGGTGGTCTGGTGACCATTCTTGTCTCATAAGCAAGAGAGCGAGGTTCGATTCCTTGGTCCGCACCCAAGTTTGCTTCGCAAGCATTTAGGGGCGATGTCCGGGTCTCCAAAACCCGTTAGTGGGGTTCGAGTCCTCAGCGAAGTGCCAGTATAATCTGGGTATGGCTCAATTGGTAGAGCATCCCGTTTGGGGCGGGAAGGTTGTTGGTTCAAGTCCAGCTACCCAGACCATTTAGAGAAGGTGACAGATATGGATAGAGAACAGTTGAAAATGCAGGCAATCTTTCGGCTTGTTGTGTTCTTTGCTATCGCTATTGTGGTAGGATTCATTGTAAGTGATATTAATATTTTAATGAGTCAGTAACGGAGGGTGAAGCAGGTGGGACTTGTCCTGGTTTGCTAAACCAAGGGTATCCTTAGGGGTATGCGGATCGAGACCGTCGCCCTCCGCCATGGAGTAAGTAACAGGCAAGGAGTCTGCACCGCTTGGAAAGCGGATGGTTCCCGAAAGGGAATAGGTGTCGGATACCTACTACTCCGCCAGTTTATGGATAAGTAAGTCAGTGGGACTGGCCTTCGTTTCGAAAACGAAAGGAGCCGAGAGGCTTGGGGATCGAGACCTCACTTATCCGCCAGTTATGCGGGATTAGTTCAATGGCAGAACACCTGTTTTACACGCAGGGTGTCGGTGGTTCGATTCCATCATTCCGCACCAATATATGCGCTTGTGGTCAAATTGGTAAAGGCGCTGGTCTTAGAAACCAGATTTTGCAGGTTCGAGTCCTGCCAGGCGCACCAAAGTTTAAATGGCCCGTGAGTCAGCAGGTGTGGACTCTAGCCTGTCACGCTAGGGAGAGGGGATCGATACCCCTACGGGTCGCCAATATGGGCGTGTGGCGCAACTGGGAGCGCAACTCCTTTGCACGGAGAAGGTTGGGGGTTCAAGTCCTCTCACGTCCACCAAAGGTCGCCGTGACCTCTGTAGCCGAAATAATGCCTGGGTGGGTTAGTCTCCATCGGCTCGGCGCAAGTCATGCCTCTCGGTCCTATTCGTGACTGTCTAGGATTTGCAGGAGAGAGGGCGCTGTTGAGGAGCAGCAGGCAAGGGGTTGGGAGCCTCATCCTCACTTATTATGCTCGTATCGTCTAGTGGTCAGGACGACACCCTCTCAAGGTGTAGAGTTCGGTTCAAATCCGGATATGAGCACCATTTATGTGTCCCTGGTGTAGGTGATCCGCACGTCGGCTTGAAGTACCGAAGGACTTAGTTTGATTCTAAGGGGACGCACCATGCCCTCGTAGCCCAATTGGCAGAGGCAGTTGATTCAAACCCAACTTAGTGTCAGTTCAAATCTGACCGAGGGCACCAATTTGCTGGGGTAGTGTAATGGAAGCACCCGGGTTTGTGGAGTCCGGAGCCTAGGATCGATACCTAGTCCCAGTACCATTCGCCGCAATAGCACAGAGGTAGTGCATTCCCATGGTAAGGGAAAGGTCGTAGGTTCAATTCCTACTTGCGGCACCAGTTACGCCGGTTTAGTATAATGGCATTACAGTGGTTTCGTAGTCCTCTGATAGCGGTTCGATTCCGTTAACCGGCACCATTTACTTGACATTCCTTTTCGAATGTGATAGGATTAGACATAATGTGAAAGGAAAAGGAATGAATAAGGTTTGGATTTTTGATATTGATGGTACTTTGGCTGATAACGAACATCGTATGCACCATCTTGAGAATGGTAAAAAGGAATGGGATGCGTTCTTTTCAAAGCAGCATTTGGATGAGCCTTATCAGCCTGTAATCGATGTGTTACACGCTTTGGCTAATGATCGTCCGGGTGATAAGGTGATTATCGTTACGGCTCGTGATGAACGGTTCCGTGAGGCCACTTTAGAGTGGGTCAATAAGCATATCCCGTGGATGTCGCATGATGATATGTATATGCGTCCTTTCGGCTTTCGTGGTAATGATGACCTTTTGAAGGTTGCGATTATCAAGAATTGGCTTGCTGCTAATCCTGGTTATACTGTTGGTGCGATGTTTGATGATCGTCACCGTATCATCGATGCCTGTCGTGCCGAAGGCTGGTATACTTTCGAGTGTAACCAGTCTCGTAAGGAGTTTTGATATGATTGACTTGACAAAAGAAGGCAAACAGTATATAGTGTTTATCAAGGATGGTAGCAATACTTATCAAACTTCTTTTAGAAACTGGGAAGATGCGGAAAGTTTTGTAACTTCTTATTCACCAGGTGAATGTGTGCATAAGATTATGTCGGTGGAGTCATATGAGATTCCACTGACAGGTTTAAAGTTAAAGAGTTGATGTTCCTTAGCTCAAAGGTAGAGCAATGTGCTGATAACACATAGACACTGGATCGTTACCAGTAGGAACAACCAATTGGGTCGGTATACCTCTAAGGACGGGGTTCGGACTGTAAATCCGACGCTTATAGCTGGCCAGGTTCGATACCTGGGCGACCCACCATTTTGTTCGGGGTTAGTTAAATTGGTATAACG